ATGTATTAATTGGATTGACATTATTATCATATAAAGATGTTTTATTAGCTTCAGATAATTTCTGTTTAGCTCTAAGTACTGTAGATAAACCACCTCTACTAATTCCTGCTGGAGCGTTCCATGAGTTAGATACTTTATCAGTATACACATATACTCCTGGTATTAACGTTGAAGCTGGTACCCATACTTGTTTACCTGTTTCTGGGTCGTATATTTGCAACCAAGGCCAGTAAGTAGAAGCATATGAAGTATTCCTTGATGCTGCTTGAGCTACTACTTCAGTTAATGTTCCTTCATATCCTACCATATCTACAACATAGATATTATCTCCTCTTTGGATTGTATTAGTAATAATTGAACTAACTGCTGAGGCATGCTCAGAATTTAATAATCCTGGAGTTGAAAGTATATTGAATTGGTATTCGTTTTTATTAGCTAATAGGTTAATCATATCTGTATAATCACCTGCTACTAATCCTTGTGTTTGTGTAGTAATATTATTATAAAAATTAGCTCCACCCATTACATCTCCACTAGCACCACTAAAGGAACCATTACCATTTAATGGTATTGATGATGTATATGCAGATACAGCTATTCCTGAACTGTTTAGATAGTTTGGAGTTTGAGTAACATTTTTTACTCTAACATATCTTGAAGCATTAGGAAATGAACCTTCAGTTATATCAATTTGTTTATTTACTGAATCATAAGAAACTACTTGGTCTCCAATTACTCTAGAAATATATCTTGTTGAATTAGGATCTAAACTTACATTGTTAAAACTTTCAAGTGTAATTTTATCTGCAGTTTTGTCATCTCCTCTTCTAATTGCTACACTGAATGTACCAGAGCCTGTGTTTGCTGCTGTAATTTCCCATCTAACATTATCTAATGTTCCATTTACTAAGGTTCCATCAGCATTTAGTGTTCCATTACTATTCATTATTACACCCTCAGATAGAGTTTCTAATGTAAAAGCATTTTGGTTAACTATATCATCAGCTGTTAATGTGATTAACATATCAGTTCCTGCTACTCCAGCTCCATACCCCAATGATTGTGATGGTATTGTTATAACATCATTTATAAGATATCCTGTACCTGAAGTTGCTGTTATAGCGGAAACTACTGTTCCACTAGATAATGTTATACTACCTGTAAAGAGAGTTCCAGCTCCTCCAGATCCAGAAATAATGTAGGTTCCTGCAGATCCGGTAGCTGCTGTAATTGAGGTTAGTAAAGCATTAGCTTCAGTTGAAATTACTCCACTTTCTAATGAGTTATATATTGTTGAAGTTGTTGCTGGAGAATAAGAACCTGAAGTTACTCTAGTTACTAGAAGTGACTCTCCTCCTTCTACAAAGTAGTTATAAGCTGCTATTGATGTTAAGTAAGAGAAAGTATCACTCCCACTAATGAGGGATCCACCAAATCTATTTTTATAATCTGAGTATGATGTTACTACTATTGGAATTTCAACTGGTCCTTTGACTGTTGGTCCTATAATAGCAGCTCCAACTTTAACGGGAGTGCCTGTAATGAAAGTATTGTCTAATTCATTTATTGATACTCCTGGTGATGGGGGAAAGTTTGCCATTTTATTATTTTAGTTTTATTTTGTTATAAATATAGTACTCTTTAAGTAAAAGTTGCTCCTGTTGGAGTAATGTTGAAACTTAAAGAGATGAATTCAGCTGTTCTAGTTGGTTGAATATATATAGCCCCTATTAATTGATTATTATCTATAACATTTGGGGTATTATTGCTATCATCCATTATTACTTGATAATCAGTTAAGCCTTGTCTTTGCTGAACTGAAGATAAGTATGGGTTGACTTGGGATAAGAAATCATTTCTAGTAGCAATTGTGTTTTGCTCAAATACTAAATTTTCAGCTACATTACTTATTTGAGTTTTTAACTCTATAAGTAATCTTCTTACACCTACTCTATCTGTAGCGCTTAGTTTTTTCTTTAGTGTTTTTTGACCAAATACAACTATGCCAGAGTTTGGAGATGTTGTTATTGGGTTAACATTTGCTTTATATAAATCATCGCGATTATTTTTTGTTAATTTACGTTCAGCTCTTATAGCATTACTTATTAACCCTCTAAGAGTACCAGCAGGAGCACTCCATACTTCAGCTGAGGCGTCATTGTAAGCATATACTCCAGGCATCATTGTTGATGCCGGAACCCATATTTGTTGTCCAGTAGATGGATCTAATGTTAAAATCCAAGGCCAATAAGCTGCAGCATATGAACTATCTATAGATTTAGCAGTTGATGTTACTGGTATTAGTGGTGATTGGTATGCTACTAGATCTATGATTGCCATAGTGTCTCCTCTTTGTTGGCAATTAGATACTAATGTGCTAAGTGCAGATGAGTGTGTAGATAATTTTTTAATTAATCCCGGGGTAGATATATATTGATATTTAAATTCATCAGTATTAGCAAGTAAAGATATAGATTGATCATAATCTGAAGGTATTAGGCCTTGAGTATTAATATCATCTATATTTTCATAGTAATTTCCAACTCCATTAGGTATATTTGAACCTTCAGCACCACCAAAAGTTCCAGAGGAAGTAATTGGAATGGATGATGTATACTCAGGTTTTGGATCACCCGCATTATCTAAATAATTTGGGGTTTTATAATTTACTTGTTTTACTCTAACATAATTAGATTGGTTTGAGTAATTACCTGTCATATCTAAATAATAATCACTTCCATCTTGTATTACAGATTCAACTTGATTACCAATTACTTTTTCTATATAATTTGAGGAAATTGGATCTAATGATAAATCATTCCAAGTTTCTAAAACTACAGGATTAGCTGTATCATCATCTCCTTTTCTAATTAATAAAGAGAAAGTACCTGTGTCAGTATCTGGGGAGAATATTTGATATCTAAGATTATCTACACTTCCTGAAGCTAATGAACCATCTGAGTTTAATGTTGAAGTGCTGTTCATTATAATACCTTCAGATAGAGTTTCTAATGTGAAAGCATTTTGATTAACTATATCATCAGCTGTTAATGTGATTAACATATTAGTTCCGACAGTACCTGCTCCATACCCTAAAGATTGTGATGGTATTGTTATAACATCACCTATAAGATATCCTATGCCTGAAGTTGCGGTTATGGCGGAAACTCCAGTACCAGATGTTAATGTTATACTACCTGTAAAGAGAGTTCCAGCTCCTCCAGATCCAGAAATAGTGTAGGTTCCTGCAGATCCAGTAACAAGTGTAAGTGAACCTGATAATGCATTTAGGTCTGTAGATATTACTCCACTTTCTAATGAGTTAGGAATGTTGGAAGATGAAGCGGGTGTAAATGACCCACTAGTAACTCTAGTAACTAATAGAGTTGTACCTCCACCTGCGAAGTAGTTATAAGCTGATATTGATGTTAGATATGAGTATGTTTGACTCCCACTAATAAAAACATCTCCAAATTTAGAGGTATACTCGGAGTATGTTGTTACTACTGTTGGAATTTCTACAGGACCTTTAACTGTTGGTCCTATAATAGCAGCTCCTACCTGTACTGGTTGGTTATTGATGATAGGTTGTTCATTTTCTATCGCAACAACACCTGGGGAGAATTGATTTTGAGCCATGTATTTTGTTTATAAATATTGATTATTTTGATTCTATTTTAGTTATTTCACCAGTTTGTGGGTTTATAGAAACAGACCCATACTTTTCCAATATATTTTCAGTAAAAGTATTTTCAGATTCTTTAATTTTATTTAAAGCTGCTTTAGTATTTTCTTTTCTTTCCTCTAACTGCAATCGAATTAGTTCAATTTCTCCTAAATCCATTATTAATTGTTGAGTTTGGGTTTGAATATCTTCTAAAACCTTTAATTCTTCTTGTGTTAAAACTTGTTCTTTTTGTGAAACTATTGACATGATTTTTATATTTTAATTGTTATTTTTTATTATAATTAAGCTATTGTAAACGCAGTAGCTGAGTCAGATCGGAATTCTATATACCAATAAGGACTACTACCTGGATTATTACGATTTACTATTTGTACTGTTGTGTATCTTAATTCAGTTATAGCG